TAGCTTCAGTACGTCCGCTTGCGGACTATTTAGCAACTGGGAAAACAGATCTCGATCTTCAACTTCTTGAAGTCGATATTAATTTTTTTACAGAAAACAGTCTACTTTGTATTAAAGATACCTCAGTTACCTTTTTATATGAAGAAGTCCCCAAGGAGAAAACACAATGGCATTAAGTTTTAACAAAGCAGCAGGCGGTGCAAAGAAGTCTAGCATCAATTCTTACTCTTATCGTGATGGAGACAATGAAGTTCGTCTCGTAGGTGACGTTCTTGCACGATACGTTTACTGGCTAGAAGGTAAAAATGGAAAAAACATTCCTTTTGAGTGCCTTTCATTTGATCGCAATGAAGAGCGATTTAACAATAAAGAAAAAGATTGGGTTCGTGAGTACTACCCCGATCTCAAATGTGGCTGGAGCTATGCAATGCAGTGCATTGATCAAGGCGAAGTCAAAATTATTAATCTAAAGAAAAAGCTCTTTGAAGCAATTCTTACCGCAGCAGAAGACTTGGGCGACCCTACTGACCCAGAAACTGGGTGGGATGTTAAGTTCAAGCGAGTAAAGACTGGGCCTCTTCCTTATAACGTAGAGTACCAGCTTCAGGTATTGAAGTGCAAGCAACGCGCACTTACCGAAGCAGAGTTGGAAGCAATTGCAGATCTTAAATCAATGGATGATGTTATGCCACGCCCCACTCCCGATGCTCAAAAAAATCTTCTTGATGAAATTCGAGAAGAAGCATCTGGAGACATGGATGAAGCTCTTGAAGCGGAGTTTAAGATGTCATGATCCTATTCACGGCAGACTGGCATATAAAGCTAGGTCAGAAGAATGTACCCCGAGAGTGGGCATTAAATCGCTATAAGTTGTTTTTTAAGCAGATTCATTCTCTTGAAAACCAGTGTAATATGCACGTTATAGGTGGTGATCTTTTTGACCGTCTGCCGAGCATGGAAGAGTTGGAGCTTTACTTTTCGTTTATTCGGGAAGTAAAGATTCCAACTCTTATTTATGACGGCAATCATGAAGCAACAAAAAAGAATAAAACATTCTTTACACAACTAAAGCAAGTAAGTAGGGATATAAACCCGCTTGTTAAAATAGCGGATATTTCATACTATGACTCGGATTTTGGGTTTAGTATTCTGCCTTACGCAGATTTACACAGAGAAGGCAGCATTGAAAAGTTTGTACAAACAGCTCCGCTTTTTACTCATGTACGAGGAGAAATACCTCCCCACGTCAAGCCAGAGGTGGACTTAGATAGGTTTGAGGATTTTCCAATCGTATTTGCAGGAGACTTACACGCTCATAGCAATACACAGCGTAATATTGTATATCCCGGGTCTCCAATGACTACTTCATTTCATAGAACCGAAGTAAAAACAGGATATTTACTTATAAATCCTCAAGATTGGAGTTGGATTTGGGAGCCCTTTGATCTTCCACAACTTATTCGTAAAACAGTATCAAATCCTAAAGAAATGGTACCAACAGACTATCACCATACAATCTATGAAATTGAAGGTGATATGCAAGAACTCGCAAATGTAAAAAATAGCGAACTTTTAGATAAAAAAGTAATTAAAAGAAATACAGAAACAAGTTTAGTAATAGACAAAGATATGAGCATACAGGACGAATTAGTAGAGTACCTAGCTTATATATTAGAAATACCAGAAAATAAAATACCCGAGATAATAGGTATATTTAATGATTACTCTTCAAAAATTGAAATGGAGTAACTGTTTTAGTTACGGTCCAGATAACGAATTAAACTTAGCAGATAATACAGTAACCCAGTTAGTAGGAACTAATGGCATGGGGAAGTCTTCTATACCTTTAATAATAGAAGAAGCTCTGTACAATAAAAATTCAAAAGGAATTAAAAAAGCAGACATTCCGAATAGGTATATAAATAATGGATATCACATACATCTTACGTTCACCAAAGACGCACATTCTTACGATGTTATTATTGATCGTAAATCAAATATTAAGATTCGGTTACTCGAAGATGGAGAAGATATTAGTTCGCATACAGCCACTAATACCTATAAAACCCTTCAAGATATTATTGGTATAGACTTTAAAACTTTTTCACAGCTTGTATATCAAAATACTAATAGTAGCTTACAGTTTCTTACTGCAACAGATACAAATCGTAAAAAGTTTCTTATTGATCTTTTGCACTTAGAGCACTATGTAAAATTGTTTGAAATCTTTAAGGAGGAGTCGAGAAAACTATCTTTAAGTATTACAGCGCATGAATCTAAAGTAGCAACAATTGAAAAATGGTTACATGATAATAAATTGAGTGATACAACCATACTTCCTCTCAAAGAATTTTTAATCGAAACGGAAGAAGACGAAAAAGAATACGCCAGTCTTACAATGGAAATTGAAAATATTTCCGAAAAAAATAAAAAAATTTCTAAAAACAATAGTTTAAAAGAAATGCTGGAGTCAATTAATATACAAGAGGCACAAAATTGTAAAATAACTACTAAAGAATCATATGACGATCTGCAGTCAGAATTAGGAAGTCTCAACGGGGTCGTAGCGGGGTCTAAGAAATTATTAGACAAGTTAAACAAACTAGGAGATCACTGTCCTACTTGTGAGCAAAAGGTAGATTCTTTATTTAAAGATGGCTTAATAACATTAGAAACAAAAAGAGTTTCAGAAGCACGAGAAAAACAAGATGAAATTAACCGAAGAATTACAGAAATTAAACGAAACAATGCAGAGTTCGATAAAGCCCGAGGAATTGAAAGAGATTGGCAAGAAATATATAGAAGTATTGATAGAAATTTGCCAGTGGCCCTCTTGGATAAAGACGAGCTGGAAGGACGCCTGGAGCGAGTACGAACTAAGCTGGTTTCAGCAAAAGAGCAGTTGGAGGGCATATCGCGCGAAAATGAAAGAATTACGAAAAGAAACACAAGAATACAAGTAATTCAAGAACAAACTGAAAGTTTTTTAAAAGAACTAGAGGAAGAACAATCTTTTTTAGACTCATGCAAGGATACAGCAAATAATTTAGAAGTACTAAAAAAGGCGTTTAGCACAAACGGACTTCTTGCGTATAAAATAGAAAATCTTGTAAAAGAGCTAGAAGAGTTAGTTAACGCATATTTGGCGGAACTATCTGATGGAAGATTTACTCTTGAATTTGTTGTAAATAATGATAAATTAAATGTTCAAGTCACAGATAATGGAAGTATTGTAGATATTCTTGCGCTGTCTAGTGGAGAGTTGGCTCGTGTAAACACTGCTACTCTTATTGCAATTCGTCGACTTATGAGTAGTATTTCAAAGTCACGAATTAATATTCTCTTTTTAGATGAAGTAATTAATGTTCTTGATGAGATAGGCAGAGAAAAACTTGTAGAAGTTCTTTTACAGGAAAATCTAAATACTTATGTAGTTAGTCATGGATGGACTCATCCTCTATTAGAAAAAATTGAAGTCGTAAAACGAGAAAATGTGAGCGCACTTGAATGAGAAATAGTAGATTGGTAGCACAAAGAAGAATGTGGTTATTAGTCAAATCTAAAGAAGAAGAGCTGCAGGAAGAGCTCAAAGAACTAAATATAGTGGGAAAAAAGAAGAACAAAGCATGGTTGATAGCAGAGCAAAAGGAGCAAGAGGAGAGTACTTAGTACGAGACTTATTACGAGAATATACTAACCTTCAGTTTGAGAGGGTTCCTGCTTCGGGAGCTTTGGAATACTTAAAAGGAGATTTGTATCTTCCTCATGAGAAAAATAGATTTTGTATAGAAGTAAAAAACTATTCTGAGTCTCCTCTTACAGATAAAATATTTACGGCCACTCGAACAAACAATTTAATAAAATGGTGGAAAAAAGTAGAAACTCAGGCAGCACAAGGGAAGCAAGAACCTTTACTTTTTTTCAAGTACAATCGCTCTCCGGTCTTTGTAGTTACACAGGAACCGCCGGAAGCAACTGAAAATTACATGTTTATATGTTTTTTAAATTGTTTTGTGCTGCTTGCACAAGAATGGCTGGAAAAAGAAAATATAGGATTTATTAATGGCAATTAATTTTAATGAAAAAATTAATGACGAGCCCTCAACACTAATAGTAGATGCGTTAAACTTAGCGTTTAGGTGGAAGCATCAAGGTAGAACAGACTTTCGATATGATTTTCAAAAAACAGTACAAAGTTTAGCTGAATCATATAGATGTAAATCTGTAATTATCGCAGCAGACTGGGGGTCTTCATCATATAGAAAGGTAATTTATCCAGAGTATAAACAAAATCGAAAAGAAAAATTTGCAGATCAAAGCGAAGAAGAACGTATTGCTTTTGAAGAATTTTTCTTAGAGTTTGAAGCGTCTCTGGAGGTATTACGAGAAGACTTTTTAGTTCTTCGATATCAGGGCGTAGAGGCTGATGATATAGCCGCTTACTTAGTAAAATACAAAGACAGGTTTCAA